AGGCCGCCCCCCCAGCAGCCACACCCGCGGCAATGGCAACAACGTTATAGGGGAACGGCATGCTGGCACCGCTGGCTGTAGCACTGGCAATGGCCATACCGCCCTTTGCTGCCGTATTCGTGATGGTTGCAGCCGTGTCGGCAGCTGTTGCAGCAGTATGTGAGGTCGTAGCCGCCGTTTCGGTTGCCGTAGCCGAAGCCTTCACGCCACTTGCTGCGGCACTGGCCTGTGTGACGCCCGTCAAGGCCTTGACGATGTCTACGATGCCGGCAATGCTCTGAAAGATTTGTATGGCGCCGTCTACCACGCCCGTGAGTGTCTCCCACGCATTGCGCCCGCCTTCAAGGGCGTTGGTCATCGACGTAATGCCACCGGCTACACCTTTCGCATCGCCCCACAGGTCAGTCAGATGCACATCGCTCTTGCGCAGCACCTTTTCATATTGCCCGTACGAGCCGATGAGTTTTTCAACCTCGCTGCGCTGACTTTTATCAAGCGGATGCTTCGTGTCGCGGAGCATATCCTGCAATTCCTTGATGCGCTTTTTCACACCGTCGAGCCCCATCACCTTGAGTTCCATCTTCAGCTCTTTTGCGTCCATGCCGTCCAGCTTTGCGGTCTCGGCATTCATTTCGGGCAGGCGTGTCATGCGGTTCAGCGCCTCCCGTTTCTGCTCCAACGCCACAATGGTTTCCCCGATGCTGCTGATCTCTTCGCCCGAGGCCTTCTTCTGCTTTGCCTGATAGTAGGTAATGGCTTCGTCGAGCTTCTCCATCGTGTTCAAGCGGCTGATATCCTCCGGAGCCTTCAGACCGGCAAGGGTTTCGTCCCACTTTTTCTTCAGGTCGCCAAGCGCATTAATCTGCTGCTGTATTTGCGTGCGCTCGGTGTCGGTGGCCGTCTTGAGCTTTTTCGTATAAAAGGCAATTTCGTTATCCAGCTGCTCATAGGTCTTTATCTCATCAAGACGCAATGCCACGTGCGAACTGTCCTCGAACGCCGTTCGAAGCGTGTTCAAACGCTTGATTTCGCTGTCGATACCCGCCAACTTCTCATTGCTGGCTTTCTTGCGCAACTGCTGTTGATATTGCAGCTCTGCATCTATCTTCTCTAACGTGTTCAGTTCCTTGGGCCGCTTCGCATAGTCGATTTCGGCTTGTATGACCGCGCCTAATTCCTTGTATTTCGCAATAAGTCGGGTGAGCTTCTGTATCTTCGCCGTGTCGGCCTTATCGGTCTTCTTCAGCTGTGCCTCGTAGTAGGAGATGTTCTTGTTTACGTCATCAAGACTCTTTACCACACGGACGGGCTTCTCCGTTTTGGAAGTAGTCTTTGTGCTGTTTGTTTTTACCCCCTGTTCACGCTTGTTAATCGCCTCACGCCTATTGACTTCCTTTTGCATCCGGCCTATTTCCTTGTTCAGACGTTGGCGTTCGGCTGTTGCATCACCTTTTAGCCGGGCAACATCTTGCTGCTTTTCCTCAATCTCCTGCTTGAGTTCCTCGGTCGTGGATGCTTTTAAATTTGTGTTCGCCAACTTCGTGGACTTGCGCGACTGGTCTAACTGCTTCTGCGCATCCACCATGTGGCGAATAGCCGAGTCGTATTGCTTTTGCAAGCTGTTGACCTTCGAGGTAATCTCGTTGATATCACTACCTAACTGCGTATAGTAATCCTTGCCACCTTGGGCATTCTCCCAGTTGTAATGCACCTCGCCCTTGGTGTCCATATATTGCTGCCCTAACTGCCGGCGTTCAGCTTCCTTGCTTTCCTTCTCCAGCTGCGCTGCGGCTATCTGTGAGGACAACACTTTGGCCTGTGCCTCGTAGCCCATCTGTGCACAGTAGACCTTGCTCTTCTCTATCAGCGTATCATACCATTCGGCTGCCGTGCGGTGATAACCGAAGCTCTCACCGTACTTCTTGTTCAACTCCGATACTTTCTTAGAGGCATTCTCGTGGTTATGGATGAGCGAGGCCAAACGGCTAATCTCTACATCCAGTTCGGCCTTCATATTAGACGAAGCCTGCGAAAAGGCATCTTCGCTCTCCTTGAGCTGATCTACGCTCTCAGCCGTATCCTCGGCTTCATTCCCCATATTGGTGAAAAGACTGATGATGCCCGTAATAACAACCGACAGCCCCATGGTGAGTGCGCCATAGAGAACCGTGACGGCGGCACTTAAAGCCAGTGTCCCGCCAGCCGCCGTGTAGCCACTTATAGACAATATCCGTTGCGCGCCAGCTACTATTCCTTCATGCACCGCCAGCAAGGCACCCTTGATGGCAGTCAGACTGAATGCAGCCCCGAGTGCTTGTATGGATGTGATGAGTTTGATGCAGCCGGCCACGCAAATCATGGCTTGTGCGGTGATGGTTACAAAGGGCATTGCGCCCTGAACCATGCTCCCCAACTTCTCCTTGATGTCCCCCAACGTGTTCTCTAATTGCTTCTGCTTGCCGGCATCGGTCTTGGCCAGTTCTGCATTCATGTTGCCGACATTGGCGGTAATCACCTCTGCCAGCATGGCGGCACGTTCGCTTTCCGTGCCATATTGAAGTACATGTGCCTGTGCTTCGTCAAACGTGATGCCCACACGTTGCAGCACAGCCGTCTGCCCCTGCATGGCCTTACCCATCATGTTGCCGATACCCACGGCATCTTGGTTGGTAGCATTGAGGCCGTTCTGTTGGGCAATGAGGTTATTCATGGCCGGTATCAGCACATCAAGGCTTTCCTTCTGCTTCAGGAATGTGGCCATCTGCTGGGCACCGCTGAGCTGCACTTCGTCGCCGATGACACCCAATTCCTGTTGTGCCGAACAAAGGTTTTTGATATGCTGTATCTCCTCATCGGTGCTATTCATGCGCTGCCGCATGATGGTCTCTAATTGTGTTTCAGCGACCAACTGCACCTGATAGGCCTCTGTCAAATCCTTAAAAACGCCCTGCAGCTCACCGATGGCATTCTGTAATACGCTCACAGCTTGTGCAGCTTCACTCCATGTGAGCACGTCGCGCTTCAACCTTTCGGCTTCGTTCTGCACACTACGAATGACACGCCCCATCTCTTCGGCATTGGCTGTCACGCGCTTTGCGCCGCCGTCATCGTGTATTTTGATTAAAAAACTAACCTCTTTTGCCATTGTTTCTTGCTTTTTTATTATCTTTGCCCCAACAACTATTATAAACAGTACTTATGTTAGCGATTCATTGGACACCTGTTTTTAGGCTCATCAATGAGCATCCCATTGCTTCGGTCTTCACCGTAGCCGTTTGTCTTGTGGTGATTACCTTTGGCCTGCTCTTTTGCATCGGTGTGATGAAACACAAATAACGTTTTTTTTATTTCAATCCTGCGGCCCGCTTGGCTTCCCGATAGCGCCGCTTCAATTCCTCGTTGCTGATTTCTTCTTGTGGCTTTTTCGCTTCTTCCTCCCACGGGAACTGCATCACGTCGCGAGGTGAGAGCGTGTTCTTGCTGTAGGGTTGCAGCATACAGAGGCAGGCCATGCGCAAGCGTTCCCATTCGCCACGCTGCTCGTTCTCATGCCATTCGTGCCACGCCTGCCATGTCGCTTGAAACTCGGAAGGGGTGCATCGGCAGAAGTCGTTCAAACTCATTCCCATGCACCCCAACGCGATACCTTGCAGTTCTTCGATGCCTACGTCCGGGCCTTCACCGTCGTTTTTTTTTCGGCATCGCCCACCTGTGCATAGAAGCTATTGAGGCTGTCGGGTTCGAGCAGGTCGGCAAACGTTTCGAAGTCTACGTCGAACGCCACATCGTCGGCCTTGCACGCACTCTGCACACAGCAATAGATGAACTGCACAAGCTCACTGATGTCGCTCTGATTGAGCTGGCTCACATCTTTGCCTGTGGCACGCTTAAAGCGCACCATCGCGCCCATGGTCACGCGGCAGGGATATTCCCGTCCGCCGACCGTCAGTTTCAAAATTTGCTTTTTCATAACGTAACCTTGTGAATGTTATGAATGACCGCCACCGCCGCCACCCTGCTTGGGTGTCGTTGCGTCTGTCAAACCATTTCCCGTTTTCTCTACTTTTCCGCAGTTCTCGAGGTTGATGCTGTATTTGCCATCATCGCCGGCCTGTCCGTCAAGCTCTAATGAGGTGATGATATACTTACCCTTATAGCCACCGGCCGCTTTGCCTGTACGCTTGTCACCGTCACGCAGACCGTAGGCGGCATCGACAGGTTCGCCTTTCAGCATTTTTTCTTTCAGCTGGTCATAGGTGGGCATGTCATCGTCACCGTCCGTGAGCACACAGCCGTCGGCCGAGATGCTCTCCGAAAAGCTCTTTACATACTTTTCCTTCCACTTGCCGCTTGCGGCTTCCTTGGTCACGCGCTCACCGGTTTCCGTAGATGTACTGATCTTGCAGCCCGTTGAAAAACCGAGGGCCTTGTCACCAACACTCAGAATGAGGTTGGTCCCGTCTAAAACACTTTTTGCCATATCTTTTTCCTTATTAAAATTGTTGATACTATGCCGGCCGCCACCCCGACGATAAAGGCGTAGAGCAATGCCGTGAAGTCCATAGGCTGCTGCTCTTTAGTTTTCTGTTGTTGTGTACTCAAGGCACGTTCGGCCGCAGACAGCTGCGTCTGCATCTCTTCG